TATTCAAAAACTTTTTGATAAAATTATTAATATCGCTTTGTGTATTCTTTGTACCATCAACATCTTTAACGTTGTACCTATAAGTTTTGTCACCAACTTTGTATTCAAATCCTTTGAAGTCGTCGTTAAATAAACTTTCGGTTTTTTTGTCAAAAATATTTTTTTGCTGTGTCTGAATCTTGATGTTTTCTTCAGAGTTTTTGTTGTATTCACTATAAAAATTAACAGCTTCCTGTTGGTCGGAAGTCAACTTGCTCCCAGCTTTAATTTCTTGGTAATACGAGGACTTTAGCCCGTCCAAGTGGCGTCTAGCGTCGGCAACTTGCTCTTTAAACGCTAATTTTTTTCTTTTTATCTCCCTATCACTAGCCTCGTCTTTATCATATGCGAAGTTATCATCAATAAGGAAATCAATTTCATCTAAACTAAGATGATTTTTTGTTTGTTTGTAATACTCTCTCAAAACTAAACTATCATCTAGCTTACTATAATCTTGGTTAAGTTTTACATAATCTTCTAAATCCCCACCTGTTTCTTCGATAAAGTCTACTAACTTTTGAATATTTTCAGGTAGAGGTTTTCCAGTTGTTTTACTTTCTTCAACCGCTTCTATTACTTCTTTTTCAACCTCTTCAACCTTTTCTTCTACGGTTTCTTCAGGTGTAATTTCTTCTAGTACTGGGGGTTGTTCTTGTGTTTCTCCCTCCGGTTGTACTTCTTCTTGTTTTTCTGTGGGCTCGGCATTCTTAAGCTCTGTAACCACTCCCTTGTCGTCAGGGTTATTAGTTTTAGTTTCATTTTCTTCTACTTTCTCTACGGTTTCTTCTTTTTTTGATAAATCTAATTTTATAGGACCATCGTCCTTCATCATTTTTGGCATTTTTACTTTAAGTTTGCCTTCTTCTTTGGGTTGTGTAGTTTCTTGAACTACTTTTTTGTTTTCTTCCATAATAAAATATAATAATTAATAATTTTTAACTCGGTTCAAATCTAGACAGATCAAAACTTCCGCCCATATTGTCGTTACCAGATGATTCAAAGTCCATTGGCTCACCTCCACCAGCTCTCTGTTCTATAAGTTGACTTTGTTGAGAGGCTTGTAGCTTAGTTCTTTTATCTTTTCTGTCCTCTCTAACAGATTCTCTATTAGACAATCCCTCAGACTCCTTAGCTTTTAATTGCATGTTATAATGAAACTCTAATTGCATTAATTGCTTTTTGAAATCCACCTCACTTGCCATTTCTTGCTTTTTTAATTCTGATTTTTGCATTTCTAATTGCATTTCAGTTTGTGCTAAAGCTTGTTGCTTTTGAACCTCAGACTGCGCTGCTGCTTGAGCTGCTTGTTGATTAGCTTGTGATTGGGCCTCTATGTTTTGTTGTTGCATTTGTTGATCTAATTCCTGTTTCTTCTTGCGTCTTATTTTTAATAGTTGATTAGCAAGTTTTAGATTTCTAACTTCTCTTACGTCTATAGCATCTTCTAGGTTAATACTTTGTTGTTGTATTGCCATTTGAATATTATTCTCTAACAACTGTTTTTCTTCTTCGTCAGGTTGTAACTCTATAAATATACCAAAGTCATGTATATGCAAATCTTTCAGTTCTTCTAAAACACCTACATTAAAAGCGCCTATGTTTTGCACAAAGGCATCTTTTGTTGGTGAGTACTCTATAACATCAGATATTCTAAGAGATAAAGCTTCGGCTATTTCTGAGGTTAAAAATAAACTCGAATCTAATATATGCCTAGTAGCTACATTTGAATTTGCAGCTGCTAATTTTTGTAATCCAACTAATGAATCTTTATCTGGCATTGACCCATCTCTAGCCTCGTTTAACCCGGTTGTATCTCTTATCATTTGTAGATAATAGTTATAAGTCTGTATTAGACTTTGCATTTTTGCTCCACCATTACCACTAGCTATTTCTTGTATTGGCACTCTACCTGGGTTCATATCGCCGTCAGCAGTCATTGATCTACCAATTACAGAACCTGTTTGGAAGAACATGTTTAAAGCTTCTTGTGGGTTATAGTTTGTACCATTACCTAAATCTATTTCAGCAAGCCCATCAGCATCTAAATATATACCATCAGGTATCATGCGTGACATCACTTGCTGTAACTTTAAATGTGTTAGTTGTATCATATCAGCAAAACCTGTTGTTCTACTAACTAAACTCTCTATTTTGCCTTTGTACATTCTAGGAGCAACAATAGAGTAGTTCATTTTTACTTTAGTATAATCACTTTTAGGGCGTAGCATATTTTTAGCTAAACCCCAATAAAGTAATTTATCAGTACCAAGAACTATAGCGCCTTCATATAAAACCTCTACAGCTTTTTCTAGTTTTTGAAAATCACCTTGTAAATCTTTAGGTGGATCAAATTTGTCGTTTTTTAATATAGCCTTAACACCTCCAGAGCTAGTCTTTTTAACCTTGTATACCTCGTTGTTAAATGTTTTGTAATTAAAATATAGAACTTGAATCTTACCACTGTCATCTTTACCTTTGTGAGTGTATGTTTGGTTAAAGTTTAATTCATGCTCTGGCTTAGAGTCTTGAATGTGTTTTAGTTCTTCTATAGTTAAATCTGGAAACTCTTTAACGAGTTCATTTATAGGTATAGTCTTAACCTCTCCAACGTAATATATATCATCAAAATAAGGTGATTCAGTATATGAATATACTAGTTTTGCTGGATCAACATAATCTATGGTCACACCTGTTGACTTGCTGTAACTTGTTTTAGCGGCTCCCAAACCTAAAACAGTTAAATCATAAATAAACCTACTTCTTGTTAAATCATAATTATTACCATCCATCAAGCAATTGATAGCTTCTTCTTCAGCTATTTCTATACCCTGCTTATAATTGAGTTGCATATGTAAAGATAGTTCATCTTCGTTATCTGGTAAATCTTGTGTTTCCATTTTACTAGATCTAACATCTACACCTCTTTGTGCTGCCATCTGGGTAAAAGGTATACTTTTCATATCCTTTAGTATATCCTCCATATACTTGGTTCTTTTATCTACACCGAACTTATCTTGAGAATACGCTCTTATATCAAAAACTCTTTGAGACATACCGTTGACCACTATATCAACAAACTTAGGTATAATGGGTACTGGTTTCCAATCTAAATTTAAATAAGACAAATCACCGTTTATAGATAGCTCATCTTTGTATTTTTGTATTGATTGTTCACCTCTAGCGTATGATCTTAATTTGTGGAAACGATCTTTTGTTTGGTGATACTTGTTATTAACACCACCTGTTTGAAACCACTCGTTCTCGATAGCTTTACCAACCCTTAAACCATATTCCGCTGAATTTTTATATTCATCGCTTACAGTTTGTTTAGGAAAATAATCTTTTGAAGGAGATTTTGCCATATTAATTTTCTATTATTTTAGAAGTAAAGCCATCATTTTTATATCTAGCTATACTTATATTCAATTTTTCTCTTTTTATTGCTGCGTTTGGCCTGTACAAATGTTTATTACAAGCCATTATCGCTAAACCACTACTAATAGCGGCGTCAAACTTTGTTCTTTTGTTTATATCAAATCTTGCCCAATCGTTTAGAGTTTCGTTAAAATACATGCTACCAACGCTACCATCTTGTTTTATACCCACGTGATCCTGAATATACATCTCTATCGCAGCAGCGTGAGCTTGTTTTATATCCTCACTTGAGTTTGGTATACCACCAATTTCTCTTTCTGTAACTGATAACTTATTCCAAACTTTATCAGGACGATTCATAGAGAACCCTCTATATCCCCTTCTTTTAAAATGATAAAGTAATCTCGGTTTGTTGTTTTCACATAATATAGGCATTCCATAAAATATACATGCCATTAATACATCTTCAAAAAATATCTCCGCTGTTTGTGGTCGTGCTATATATTCTAAAAAGAAATGATTTGGAGGAGCATCTTCCATACTGAACTTACTAAGCCCGTGTAATGATCCATTAGATCCTTTTCCATCTACAGTTCCTGATATATCATAACTATCACATCCAAAAGCTCCAATGTGCTCGTTACCAGGATATTTCACTCCATTCTTTAAGATCACTCGATTTTGAAGATTTTTAGGTGGAACCCATGATATTTTAAACCTTCCATTCTGATTAGGTACAAATAAAACACTTGAATCTCGTATTCCACTCATCCATTGAAAACTACCTGTTGTTACATTAGCAGCATTATTGATACCGTCATTGTAATCTATTTGCTCATATATCTTAACTAGATTAAATAAACTTTCTTTAGCTTCATCTCGAAAAGCATGGGCTTCTGTTCTTGGAAATTGTCTATATAATTCATTTAAACTGTCTTGATCGCTTTTTAATCCTTCTACTTCATTCTCCCAATGATTTATAACTCCGATTTCGATGGGATGTCCATCAATTCCAGCCACGGGTACTTCTGGTGTAATGAATACAGGTAACCCATAATTATCAATGTATCCTTCGTAAGACCATTCCATAGGAATGAACAAAGAATATAGTCCCGAGCTTGTTTGGCCATTGCGATTTCTTCGTGTGACATCTGAATTATAATATAATTTTTTAAAATTGTTGCCTCCTTTATCTAAGGCATTTGAAGTACTCCCCATCATACATTTACCGATTATTCTACTACCTAATCGTAATGTAGTCTTTGTAACTCTCCAGTTATTTAATATGTTATCAGGTCTCTCCCATTTACCACTTTCATCATGTGCTAGTAA